ACGCCCACATGCTGCGCCACAGCTATGCCACCTGCCTGTACCACGCCGGTGTGGATCTGCGCACCGCCCAGCAGCTGCTTGGTCACGCCAGCATCGAGATGACGGCCCGCATCTACACCCACCTGGAAGCCGAAGACGGCCTGAAGATGAGCGGCAAACTGGACGATTATTTCAACGCCGCCCCGTCCGCTGCGGATAGAACGGAGGGCACGGCCTGACTACAAACTGACTACATCCCGGACCCATCCTGACTACTTTTGACTGCCTGAGACTAACGGTAAAGCGATAATTTCAACGCTGTATCGTTGCCAGGTACTGACTCTTAATCAGTGGGTCCTGGGTTCGAGTCCCCGATGGTGCACCAGAAAAAGCGCGGTAGTATGTGTAAAACATTCGCCGCGCTTTTTGTTATATGTTAGGCTGACTACATTTTGACTACAAGAGCATAAAAAATAAGCGGCGGACAATCCCTGAAAAAGGAGACGGCCCGCCGCTTATTTTATAGATTATTTAACTTGCTGGTAACTTGCCAGTCAGTTGTCATTGCCGATCTGCTTAATAACCTGATCCGCACCGGTAGCCGCAAGGCCGGAAACAATGCCCACGGCCAGGGCGGTCAGGGGATCGGCGGCCGGGAAGTCCGGCACGTTGATGTACATGGCGGCAAGGCCCAGTAGGCCGCCAAGGGCGCCGCAGATGGACGGCAGCCATTTGTTAGCCAGCGGGGTCTGCTTGACAGCCGTTGCGGCAAGGTAGCAGATAACGGTGATGCAGGCAACGGATGCGATGCCAAAAGATGCAAAATCCATGAGTTTTTCCTCCTATGTATTCGTGTTCAAGCGGTTTTGTTCTCGAGATCGGTGATGCGGTGGTTTGCCACGCGCATCTGCTCTTCAAGTACGGGGACCCGCTGGGCAAAGTTGTTGTGTGCGCGGACCTCGCGGGTCAGTTCTTCCAGCTTAGTGTCGGTTACTGCCTGTGCGGTGGCCATCCTCTGCTCTGTGCGCCGCTGCCCGGCAAGATTGGTAATAATAACGCCGATAAGGCTCAACCCGCCAGTAATCAGCGCAACAACAATAGCATCCACCAAATCACTCCTCCACATACTCGGCCTTGTACAGCCCTGCTTCAATGAGTTTCAGCTCCGCACACTGACGCATAATATACCAGGCATCGCCGCTGGATACCGGCCCAACGTCCAGCATCCACTGGTTGCCATCCGCACAGGTTTCGCGGTACAGGCCAGCGGAGATAAGCCCCAGCCCATTGCACAGGGCGCGGATGGTGCTGCGGTCGCCGCTGGAGATACGGCCAATGGTAATCCGCTGCTTGTCCAGCTTGTTGGGGGTGGTATCCTCCGGTGTGGGCGTGGTGTGGCCCTGCAGGCCCGCCTGGATCATCAGCTGCTCATAGTCCTTATAGACCCGGTTGCAGTCCAGGCTGGTGCCGTAGCCGGGCACGCCCAGCGCGTTGCGGCTGGAATACTGCCAGATGCCATACGGCAGCGGGCAGGTGCATGTGCTGCTGTACTGGGCTACCCAGATATCATATTTTGCCAGCTTGGCATAATCCAGCCGGTTGCGGATAAAATCGCAGCTAGCATACAGGATGCCGTAATACCCTGCGGCCTCAATCTCCGACAAAAAGGCCTGTACAAGTGCCGTGCGCTGGGCATTGGTCAGGCGCAGGATGCACGGCTCATACTCAATGTCATACGCCACCGGCAGGCACAGGTGCTTGCCCTTGATCGCTGCCAGGCAGCAGCGGGCCTCCTGCCGGGCTTCCGCCGGGGTGCTGGCATAGCTGTACCAGTACACGCCGTACTGGATGCCCAGGCGGGCACACTCCGCTGCGTTGCGCTCAAACTGGGGGTCTTTCTGGCTGCTGTAACGGCCATACCCGGCGCGCAGCATAGCATGGCGAATGCCCTTGCTATGGGCTGCCTGCCAGTCAAATTTGCCCTGGTGTTTTGACACGTCGATTGCATAATACATGTATTCCACTTCCTTCATATCGTGCGTTACGCTGCTGTAACTGCCCAGCTTGACCGCACTGCTGGCCGTGCTAAAATCGTTGTCCAGCCAGTTCAGCGGGTTGGTGCGCTGGCCTTTCCAGCGCACTTCAAAATGCGGGTGTGCTCCATAGCAGTTGCCGGTATCGCCGCTGTAGCCGATCAGCTGGCCCTCGTATACCGTCTCCCCCTGGGCCACGCAGAGTTTGCTCAGATGGGCGTACAGCGTCTCCAGCCGACCACCGCGGTAATCCGCATGGCGCAGCTTGACCATGTTGCCATAGCTGTTGATGTCCCCCTGGGTGCGCTTGCCGTTCCAGCGGTAGGCCGTCTCCACCGTGCCACCCTCTGCGGCGTATACCGGCGTGCCTACTGCCGCGCGGAAATCCAGCGCCCGGTGCAGGCTGCCATCATTGTAGAGCCAGCCAGCTGTAATCACATGCTGCGCCAATGGCCACCCAAAACATACTTCTCCATTCTTCAGCCGCATCTTTATCCTCCTTATTTTGTCCTCTTCCATATCCATACCGATAAATAAGGCGGCATGTTGTTGTGGGCTGCCCCGGAACCGCCGGAGGCGACTGTTACGGTTTTGGATTCCCAGTTCGGAATACCCCAGCCACTTGATTGCGTTTGGACATACGCATCCGCAGAGCTTCCGGTTTTGGAGCGTATTACGTTGCTTCCGTTGGCCACAGACAGCGAATAATTCGGTAGCTCGCTTTGTGTAAGCTTATGGGTGAATTCGCCCCCAGTGCTACCTGCGGGATAACTGCTGGAAGCAGCAAACAGGAAAGTATCAGATATTCTTTCCCACGTGCCACCAAATAGATTTGCCGGGCTTGTACTGTTTACGCTCATGTAAATGCTGCCAATCGGCCAGGCTGCAAGTTTTGCTTCCGCGATGGCCGCCTTCACCGCCGCCGGCGTTGCCGCAACACCACCATTGGTCGAACTTGTTGAACTGGTCGAATCACTCAATTTCACACCGCCCAAAGTCGAAGCATTACCTGTCGGCAGTGTGTACTTAGTATCTGTTGTCGGCGGTGTGTATCCCAAAGCACTTGTCACGTCCGCCTTTGTCAAACTAATCGTGCCGGAATTCTCCGTAATGTTACTCCCGATTTTTACACCACCCAAAGTCCAAGCACTTGCGGTTGGCAGTGTGTACTTGGTATCAGTAGTCGGTGGCGTATAACCCAGTGCATTTGTCACGTTAGTCTTACTAATGCTGATCGTGCCGCTGTTCACTGTAATATTGCTGCCAATCTTTACGCCACCCAGGGTTGAACTGGTAGCGGCAGGCAGCGTATGGGTACCGGAGGAGGCCGGTGTCATATAGATCTGGTTGCTGTTCAGCGTTCCTTCACTCTTAGCATTATCATACTGGGCTTGCGTCAGGTAGTTGATCACCAGGCTGTCCAGCTTTGTATCAGTGGCCATAATCATATACCTCTCGTTACAATCGCGCTGATTGCGGATAGTCCACTCGGCAGCCCAGTCAGTTTTCCGTTGCTGATGCTTAGGCTCAGGTTGGTGCTGCTTGGGCCGCCGTATATGGCGCTCTTGTGGTACTTGTCGCCCTCAAACGCGACCAGGCTCGTAGTCTGCCCGCCCCAGCCGCCGGAACTGGTTATGGTGCCATAGCCCCAAATCTTAATGGTTCCGCTGGCGGTCTTAAAACTCACGCTGGGGTTGGTGCTGGTAACGGCATAAGCCTCTACATTGTTATTGCCACTGCCGCCGGAACTCCCGCCGCCGGCATAAGTTCCTGTCACACCAAAAATGTTCACACCGCTCTTAATGTTCCCGGCCACCAGGTTTGCATCGCCCTTGATTGTCTGTGTCCCGCTCAGGTATTGCCCAGATGCAATGCTCTGCTCGGTTGTCTTCGGGATGTAAGTTGCTGCGCTTTTTTTGGTCACATCACTGCCAATATAAGTGCTCGATATCGCATTCACGGTCACTTTGATCAGTCCGTCATATCCGCTGTCCGGGCTTACCGTCTGTGCGCTCTCACTGGGGCTTACGGTCTTGCTCTGCAAACTCGCCCCACTTGCACCACCCGTCACAAAGCCGCCCTGCATATCAACGGCATTGCTGCCTAAATACACACCCATGCAGCTGTCACCACCTTCTGAGCGTAACGCTTGTCGCGCCAACGCTGGCTGCCGTTATGTCAATGGTTTTTGCGCTGCTGCCGTCCCATGCGCCCTGACTGGTTCCGTGAAGTTTGATGGTCAGGCTGTTATTTAGTTTTTCGGCGCTCGTTGCGGAGCCGCCCGCGTTGCTGGAACCGGCATAGTTTGTGGTTCCGGTGACTTTGGCCCCTGTGGCACTGTGGGCAATTACCCCTTTCGGCAGGTCGGCAGCCCGCACCGTATCGCCGGTCAGGTCGAGGACAACTTCATCATTGATAACAACCTTGTTGACCGCCATGCTCAGCCTCCAATCGTCAACGTCTGGCCGCCAGCCGCATTATCAACGTATGTGGCCGGGATAGCTGCCACCGTAACCTGGGACAGGCAGTTGTATTCGCTGTCCGGCAGCACAACCTGCTGCTCGAAAGACGGCGTAACGCTCTTAGCCTGCGGCTTCATGCCCTCACTGCCGCTCATGCTGCCAACCACGCCAAGAACAGTAACGCCTTCACGGATGTTGGTAGGCACCAGCTTAGCCTGTTCGGTCGCTGCGATGGTCACTCCGCCCGCGCCATCATGGAAGCCCATGGGGATGGTGTACTTACCGGAAACGGTGCTGATTTCACCGTTGACTTCGCCGTTGTTGGGCATCGTGCCGGTCATTTTGGTGCCGCGGGCGTAAAATGTTTTGCCCTTCAGCACTTCTGCCACAGCGGCGGTGGCATCGCTGGTGTCAGCGTCTTTTGTGCTGGTGCCGGTAATGGGCGCGCCGGACTTATCGTGTGCCGTGATACCTTTTGCCAGCTTGTCCGGGGTAATGGTATCTGCGGTAAGGTCAAGTTTCGTTTCCTTGCCGATAACAACCTTGTTTACGTATTTATTGGGCATTGTAGTATTCATCTCCTATTATCAGTGTGTAGCCGCTTGAATCGTTGGATACCTCGTACTGCGGTATCTTGCGGATTGTCACGTCTTTCTGCATCAGTTTTTTCGCCGTGGGCAAAACCTGCGCCGTAAACAACGGCGTGATGTCATATGGCCCGCTATACTCCGGCGCACTAACCACTGCGGTGCCGGTCACGTCCACCCGCACGGGTGCCGCTCCGGCAATGCGCACCGATACGGCGCTCTGTTGGGCCACTCGCACCTGGATCATGAGCCATCCGCCTCCTGGAATAAGGTCGGGCTCATTTTGAGCGCCAGAATCTCAGTCTGCGGCTGGTCGGTGCTGTCCCGCAATGTGATGCGGGTGTCCATGTACAGCGTCTCGCCGCCCATGAATTTGTATGTCTCCGCCCGCGTCCAGGGGATAAGGATGATGTTCTGTCCTTCCTGCCGGGTGCAGTCGTCGGGCCAGACGTTGGTTTTAATGGCCGGGAAGCCTTTGCAGCTCTTCTGTTTGAACACAAATTCGATCCGGCTTACCTCGTCCAGGCTCATGCCGATTTCAACCGGCAGCGCAAATTGCGTTCCCTGTTTCATTCGTTTTTCTCCTCAGCGCCTTAATTCGGCATTTTTTCTTCCTCTGTTTTCGGAGTTTCGATGATGTTTGCCGCCGCTGCTTCTTCCGCTGCCATGTTCTCGCGCACGGCATTCAAAACGTTCTCCAAAATCAACTCCGTCACGGCAAACGGCAGCGTTGCTTCGTTAATTGCAGCAATAACTTTGCGTTTGCACTCTTTAATGCGTTTGTTGTCAGTCATGGGGCATCCTCCTTACAGCCGCGCGTTTACGGCGTTTTTCAGTGTGGCAATGGCGGCCAGAACCTCTTCGTCCAGGGCTACAAAGGACCCCCGGTTGTTCTGGCTGGTGATGTTGCCGCTGTCGTCCAGTTCCATGTAGGTGTAGCTCACTCGCTCTCCCTCGGCAGTCGTCACAACTGCCACGCCAGATAATTTCTTCATGTCCATCCCTCCAATAGAATGTCTGCGGTTTCGTTCGCGCCGGTGTCCATAGCCAACAGGTCATCTGCGGCGGTGGTGCTTTCGTCCTGGGCACGGGCGGCGGTGCTGGCGGCCAGATCAATGCCTGCCGGGTCGCCCGCGGGGTAACTGCTGTCACTGCGGTCGGCATAGCTGCCCTCATAGCCGCGCTGCGCGGCCATAGCCAGCCACGAAAATTTCTGCCCCGGTGCGCCGTGTACAATGGCGTACTGGCCGCAATCCTCCGCCCACAAATGGCCGGTGCCGTCAAGGTCAGTCAGCAGCCAGGCGGGCTGCCCGTACTGGGCGATGGTCTCCGCATAGCGCGGGTCAAGGGCAATCAGGCACCAGCCTTCGGGGCCGCACTGGCCCTTGCCCCAGTCCGCAAAGGTTGGCAGCGGCGTTTCAAACGCGGCCATTTTCAGTGCGCCGAAGCTGGTAGGCACCACACGGGATTTGCTGCCCCAAACGTCCAGATTGTGTACATTCAGCTTGCCGCTCACGCCAACGCGAGTCGTGTTAAAATCGGCATCGTTGTCATCGCTGCGGTTGTAGGTGATCTGCATCCCAACGTAAGATGTCGGGTTAAGGCCGTCAACCCAGCCGTACTTGGCGTACTTGCTGCACGCACCGATGTAAGAGCTGCCCGCCTCAGAGTACAGCACGCCGGTCAGGCCGATGCTGCCGGTGTTGATGGTGGCATACCATGCGATGTGCCGGTTGTCCAAAAATACGCGCTCACCGGCCTCGGTGCCCATACGTATCCAGGCGTTGTCCAGGTCGTACACGGTGGTGTAGTTGAGGTTATGCAGTTGTCCGGTGGTAATGTTGCCGCCGTTGATGATTGTTTTATCCTGGTTCCAGGTGCTCAAATCCGAAAATGTCACCACGCCGGATAGGTTGATCTGTGCGCTGGTGATCTCTGTTCCGCCTGCCGTCAGCTTGATGGTGCTGCTGGTTCCGCTTGTGCTGGCCGTCAGCTTAATTTCGTTCACCGTCTGCTTGATCTCGGTTTTTGTTTCGGTGGTAGTCAGGTAATCGCCGCTGCTGGCCGTCCACGCGGTAGGCGCGTTGCCCATCTGCACCATGGGGTGCATGATGGTCAGATCGTTGGTAACGGTGGCGTTATCGT